ATGCGAACATCGAGACTGCGTTCAAGTCCTTGCAGGAGAAGGACAAGGAAGACAAGGGAGACAGAGCCGTTAAAGTTCACGACACCGTAGCCCTCATTATTGACTCGTACAATAAGGGGCCGGGTGGTGTGTCACATAAGGACTCTGTTCCCTCTCGTATCTTGACCTACCATGGTGCTACCCAAGCTGTGAACCATATGATCGACCACAAGATGTTGGTTACCAAGGCGGGTAAATCCAAGGCCAATCGGTTCAATCGTACCTTCCTTGGGGATGGCGCGAAGCTGAAACGACAGGCACACGCGCTGGCTCTCAAGCTAGTAGCTTAATCAACCTCACTGCGGGGGGGTTCGCCCCCCCAATGTGAACATTTACATTGGAGTTTCATATGAAAAAACGTATCCATGTTAATAGGCATAACATTGCCTACAATAAGAAGCACGGGACAAATCGTCCTGTCTTCACTGTGAAAACATACAAGTCAAACACCAAAACAAATCGGATAACATGTCCCGATGGTGTTAAACTTGTGTACCAACCAAACAAGCCATTGCCATGTGGTGCTGTGGCTTGGATGGAAACTGAGGGTAGAGTATATGGTGGGATGGGTTTTCTCATCCAATAATACCCTTTAACTTCAATCTCAAGGAGATTAACTATGTTATATGTAAACTTTGCAAGACCCAATGATACCTTGGCTGGGGTAGCCATCTATGATGATGAGTCACACAACTCTACCGGACCATTAGTAGTAATGGATTGGGATGTGATGCATCGACTCATCTTAGAGATGCACTCATTGAGAGATCAGAGAGATGTCCACATAAGACGGGCCTCTCTTACTCTGGTATCTAACGATGAGTAGCCCTGATCCTATCTTAGAGAAGGGGTACTGGCTTCAAGACAACCTCGCTGATTTCCTCTGGAATGCGGATCGTCAAGCGTTAGCTGACTTTGTTTATAAGTTAATGCCTCACATCTCAGGTCAAGGGTTGTCGGAGATATATCCGCTGGTATCAGAGGTATACCCTCCACGCTCGTTGCCTAGGTTTAACACACCTCCCATAGATGATGATGATGATCTGCCCAGCAACTATGGGGGTAGTAAATGAAACCATTAATCATTGGTAGCCCGGAGGCCATGCAACGTGAGCCTTCACTCGAACCACCTGACGAGCCACGAAATGTCAGAAAGCCCAAGCGTAAACTTCTTAGGGACTACCCCAAGGAAGAACGTCTTGATCAATTCTTCAAAGAGTACGTTGACTTTGATGAAGCCTTCAACGATTCAAAGGGAGGCTAACACACCACTCCACATATAGGAGATTCATATGCAAGCAAAGCAAGTAGTAGTAGATGCCATTAGTGATATCACTGGTGGCCTATCGAACCCTCGTAAGATGCCTGAGTATGCATTCTCAACACCTGCTATCCACTGCAAGGTAGGTAGCAAGTTGAGAGTAGTAGAGGGTTCCGTATGCCATGAGTGCTACGCTATGAAGGGCAATTACAATTGGCCCAACGTCAAGAAAGCCCTACAGAGAAGGTACGATAGCCTGTCTCATCCCATGTGGGTAACAGCCATGACCATGCTGATACGTATCAAGGTCAAGGAACGCTTTCGTTGGTTCGACAGTGGTGACATTGACAGTGTGCAATGCCTACGGAATATCATCGAGGTATGCAATGGTACTCCCAACATACAGCACTGGCTCGTCACCAAGGAGAAACGCACGGTGCGTAAGTTCCTTGACGAGGGTGGTATAATTCCAGATAACTTAGTAATCCAGATGTCTGGTTACATGTTAGATGGAGATATAGTGAAGGGCTTTGATGACTGTAATCAAATCACCCATCACTTAGTTCATACCGACAGAGACAAGGCACGTGGTCACATATGCCCTGTTGAAGACGGTAATGGGGTCACATCATGCAAGCAAGCTAACTGCTACGCATGTTGGGACAATGGTGTTAACGTAGTATCAAGTGGAATACACTAGGAGATACAATGAAACGATGAACTTCAAAAGACAGAGGCCACGTGTTAACTATCCTTTGATGAAGAAGGGTGGTCCTCACTTAACCTCACGTAAGAAGCATCGAAGCGATGCTAAAAAAGAAACAACATCCCAAATCTCAGAGGTTATATATGAAGAAACGAGATCAGATAGTGAAACTCCAACATAAGACAGGAGAAACTGTGTCTGCCAAGGTAGTTCAGAATGATTCAAAAGCTGGCTACCTAGCAGAACTTCCTAACGGTGATTGGAAGTGGTTCCCTCCCGATGAATGGAAGGAGGTCAAATGACCTATAGAACCGATCCTGAACAGGACTATGATGCTGACCTTGATTATGCAGTAGCTGATCAACTAGGTGTTGACGTAGAAGAACTTGAGATGTGTCCCAAGGTAGTCTACGATGCTCTGTTGAGGTACTTCCACTATTACCTGTCTGGTGGTGACATTATCTACCGGGGTCCACGTAACCATAACTAAGGATAAGGGGGGGCTTGACGGCCCCCTTTTCTTTATCAAAATACGTATCTCTCCACCTATATTATACCATACGTGTCAAGTTTTTAGAGCCTCTCCCTGAAGGCGTTGTACAAATCCCCCTCGTAAGACGATAGTATCCCAAGCATATGACGCTCCATCATGGCCTTCCAGTCCCTTCTGTATACCTTAAGGCTGATCTGTAGCCTGTCTGCTATCGCCCTGTCACCTGTCCTACGTCTACCACTACCCTCACACCCGAAACAATCTATCCTCTTCACCCCTGTATCTATCCATCCCTTCCCATTGCACGGGTTGCACAGCCCGTCACCATTCGACTCATCTATGGCTACGTGGGCCAGCTTTAAAATAAACCCCGGAAATAAAATTCTATTAGCAACACTTTTCCTTTTCGATTTCCTATGCCTACGCAACACTCTATCTGTCAGCGCCTCCGCAACTTTGTTTCTCCTTGTCTCGTCCCCCGCATATTTAAACCTCACAAAATCTGATGCTTCTTTAGATATTCCAGCAAGCACGTAGCATATAGTCTCACTTCTTATCCTTGGGCGCATGTTCAGATGCGTGTATGTGGTCAGCGAACATAAGTCCTCTGCCGATATCCTCATATGACTCTTCCATTATTTTTTTATTTGTTATTATATTATTCATAAATGCAATTGCTATCCCCTTAGTCACATCTTGTGTGGTAAAGCGATACACCTCCCATCCATGCAATGTAGCGAGATTATACTTCTCCAGATCACTAGTGTAACCCTTACCTGTAGTGTGGCCCCCGCCCCCCTTCATCCACACTCCTCCTTCAACTTCCATGGCTATCATTCTATCAGGCCATGCAAAATCAAATCTGAATCTTCTCTTCTTTAAAAATCTGTACTCTGCCTTGGGTATATCCAACTGCTGCTCCATCAACTGGTTCATGAACAGTTGTTCACCCTTACTCGTGGTCAATGTAAGCCCCCGTGCTATGGCGGTACGTGAGGGTAGACATCCCCATTCCCCCATCCTGTCTGAACCTCTGCTTCTGCACGTGAATCTCCACCACCTTTGACTCTGGGTCTGCGAGATCACGGTATATCACCACACCTGAGTCTGATTTGTTTCTCCAGTGTGCTGAACCTGATATGTCCCACAAACTAGGCACTGGGTAGGCTCCGCTCTTATCCCTGTACATCTTGGCAGGGTGAGCCACTATCCACAGGTGTATGCCATACCTTCTGGCAAATTGTCTGGCTCTCTTCAAGCACAGGCCAATGAACTCTGTCTCTGAGTATTCCCCACGTGCTGTCTCCAACTCATTCCATGGGTCTATCACCAGCCCACGTATACCATGCCGTCTAACCAATCCTCTCGCTGTCTCCAGAATTCTATCCAGCGTCCACTCATGATCATCCTCTGGCAGTATCCACTGGAAGTGTTCCTTTGCCCAGTCAGTAGCGTTCTCCAACTCGTCACGTGTCATCCTCATGTCGGGGCCATCCCTAAATGGTGCGCCCACATACTTCTCCATGATCCGTGACATGTGATCCTCTAATGGCTGGTTCTCTGGTGAGAAGATAGCGAATCTCCAGCCATGTTTCTTGGCTATGTTCACCATCATTGCATCCAGCCAGTTAGACTTACCACTCCCCGGTATACCAGTAACAACACTAAAACATCCGGGCCTAATCAGATAGTGCTTGTCTAGGCTATCCCATCCTGTCGATACCCCCTTCTCCAGACCATTGTCATACAGATCAAACAACTGCTCAGACAAATCTCCAGTGGTGTAGGTTCCAACAATAGGGTAAGGCTCTGCGTGTTCAATGCATTCAGCCAGTATCTTCTTGCCGTGCTCTTTCAACACATCGTTGGCATCTTTACACCCTTCAGGCCACGTTACCCTACTACATACCTCTTTACCCAAGCGTCTTGCGAGTTCCTCTTGTAGTTTCTGGCCCGGTGCATCGTTGTCTCCCGCCAGTATGAACTGCTTACCCTGCAACCTGTCATCGTTGAGGAAATCAAACTTAGATGAGTAGTCCTTAGTGTTAACATGAGGCGCACCATCTGGAACGCTGACACCATTCCTAAACCCAGCTTCCCAAAGGGACAGCTTGTCCATCTCTCCTTCCACTAGAATTACTGGCGTGTCTCCTTCCTTAACGTCATCCAGCCCATAGAGTATACGTTCAGCACCAACCTCTGATCTGAATTCTTTCTTGCCTGATCTGTACTTGGCATTGATCAACTCACCATCACGATAGTAGGGAAACACAAAAGCTTTCTTAACTTCCTCAGACTGAGGCATGTACACCTCACTCACATAGATACCACAATCAGTAGCCGTGGTTTCAGATATACCCCTATCACCTAGCCACTCCAACGCACCGTTAGACAGAGCGCTCTCGACAACCTTCTCTGGCTTACGATACTCTGGCTTTCTCCAATGGAGATTGACAGACTTACGGCTTCCATTAGCCAGTGTTCCTGTCCAACCACAGTGATGACAACACCATATGCCCTCATCTGTGTTGATGGATAGACACTTAACCTTTTTCTTTCTGCGCTCACCACTGCACTGAGGGCATGTCGCTGACACCTGACCACTGTTAGGGCTGGCATCTATTCCAAAGTCTGCGAATGTCTTCATGCTACAAACCCTCGTTTCTTTTTGCCACCATTTAATACAGCCCTCAGATAGGGTACGGGATCAGCAGGTTTCTTTAGAAGGACAACGCCGATAGCTTTAGCTACCTCAAACTCTCCGAAATCTTTGATCGCCTTACCAAGGATAGGTTTGGTTTTCTCTCCTGCAATACTAGCCCATACATCCCAGATATGAAGGCCGTTCATTAGTATAGGTTCCTTACTAACAGATTCAGTGTCACTTGATACGACACCCTCCTGTCTTGTTACGTGACAGGGAAGCACAGTATATACGTTTGATCTTTGACCACCGTCATCTCTGTATCTATGTTCAATGTTTATGTGACCTTTCTCCTGTAACTTACTGATAACTAAGTTAACATTTTGTCTAGTCATTCCTGATCTCTTAGCTAAGTATCCTTGAGAAGGCCAGCATTCTCCGCTCTCATCGTTAGCATTGTCAGCCAACAGGATAAGTATGATCTTTTCAGAGGTGGATAAACTAATATCTAACACCTTATGAAGTCTGCTAATACTCATTGGTTCTCCAAAATAAAATGAGGGAACCGCTCAGATTAACACAGACCTGTGGTATAATTCAACCATGAAAGCAAAGGAGAGAAGATACCTTGAGTGGGTATCCAGCTTACCATGTAGTCATTGTGGTACTGAGCCTGTCCAAGCACACCATCTGAGAGACATAGCATTAGGGACGGGGCAGGGTCTGAGAGCAGCGCATATCCTAACGCTTCCCGTGTGCTACACTTGTCACCAAGATTGTCATAATGGTACACATGATAAGGAGACTCAATTTAGATGGGCATTACAGACTATAACGAAAGCGGTCAGCCAAGACGTAGTCAAGATGATCTAACACAATGTTGATAGGTGACATTGAAGTTAATCATCCAGCCGTTGAGGATATCATGCAAGAATTTGACATCATATGGCCTAAGATAGTTTGGTTCGATCCGAACCTAGAAGATTATCGTGACCTCATACGCAGTGTATACGCTCACGGTATGATGGCAACTCTTGAGACTGTGTCTGAATTAAGAAAACAGACCATTCATTAAATGAAAAGATACATCATAAGAAATGATGGCACACAAGCCAGATGCATCAAAGACATATCTGACCTTGAGTTTGATAAGCCACATGAAGTAATCATAAAGCCTTACAAGCATGTGCGTAGCGTAGAGCAGAATAATTTGCTACACTCATGGGTTCGTGAGATCGCCAATGAAACAGGACACACCGTGGAAGAAATAAAAGACCACATCTCTTCTGAATTCCTTGGCACTAAAGACTACGTTGGCTTAGATGGTAAGCCAAGAAGCAGACTAATGACTACCTCTGAACTCAACGTGGATGAAATGTCAGCCTTGATTGAAAGGGTGACTGAACTAGGTGCGCTAGTAGGCGCACGTTTACCGGAGTTAAAATATGGATGACGATCTAATGACCCAAGAGCAATGGGAATATAATCAGCAAGCGGAGTATGAAGCTACGGTAGCACAGTGGCAACAGTGGGAGGAAGAACATGGAGAGTAAGCGTGACTTCCTAAATGAACTTGTGCAAACTAATCAACTCAATGTAGATGAAGATGTTTTTAGGAAGGCTATAAGAGGAAAAGATATGGCCTTCATAAAACGTAGTGGTATCGAGAAGATTCAATTCACTAACGATATCCGTGTCCACTATGAAGTGATCGTAATGCAACCAGACTATGTGGTTATAAAAGCAATTGCTACCAAAGCAGACATGGTTGTTGAATCTTTTGGAGAAGCAACGCCAGAGAATACCAATCAAAAGCCACCGTACTATTCTGCTATGGCAGAGAAGAGAGCGTTGGCCCGTGTGGTGTTAAAGTTTTGCGGAGCATACAAGCATGGTGTCTATAGTGAAGATGAAGCTGACGACTTCAAGCAACCCGCCCCTCGTTCTACTTTTAGTGATGGCATACAGGGGCCAGACACTCAGAAGAAAGTAGCATGAGTCACTGGTACGACAAGGACGGGACTCCCCGTTATGAGATTGAGGGTAAGAATGGTATGCGTCAGACCACCCTCAGAGATGCGCGGAAGCATGGATGGGTTCCATCCGTGTCTACCATATGGAAGGACATGGTAGCTGCGCCGGGATTAACTAGGTACTACCAAGAAAAGTTGTTTGAAGCCCAGATCAATAACGCTCAAAGACATAGTGAAGATGACAAGGTATACAAGAAGAGAGTCTTTGCTGTCTCACGTGAAGAAGCTATGAAGGCCGCTGAACGCGGCACTATGATCCATGGAATACTGGAGAATTACTTTGTAAGTGGTGAAGGTGAACCCGGATACGGCTCTCTCATTAAGGGAACGGAAGAAAAAATCCTTGAGGTATGTGGTAAACAAGAGTGGAAGGTAGAAACGTCCTTTGCTAACGGGCTTGGCTATGGTGGTAAGATAGACATGCACTGTGACGAGTGGATGGTAGACTTTAAGACTAAAGAGTTAGACAGTGGTAAGAAGCCGGATTTGTATGACTCCTATGGGGTACAGCTTGCCGCTTACGATCATGGATTAGGTGGTGGTAGAAAACTACTCAACCTTTTCATATCAGTTTCTTCGCCGGGTTACGTTGTTGAGCACCAATGGGAAGAAAGAGAGAGGCTGACAGATATGTTCACGACAGCCTTAAAATTATGGAAATTAACCAAGAGGTATGATGCTTCATGGCAAGCGTAAACAAAGCGATACTGGTAGGACACGTGGGCAAAGACCCTGAGTTCAGGGAAACTAAGTCCGGTGATACAGTGGCAACCTTCTCTCTGGCTACTAACAGTGGCTATGGTGAAAAGAAAACCACTGATTGGCATCGTGTTGTCTTCTTCGGAAAGACAGCAGATGTGGTCAAAGAGTACGTGAGTAAGGGGAGCCAGCTTTATGTTGAGGGCAGAATCTCCAACCGTAGCTACGATGACAAGGATGGTAACAAGAAGTACGTTACTGAAATTAACGGGTACTCTATGCAGATGTTAGGATCAAAGGGTGCCGCTGAATCTGTATCTGTGTCTGATGGCGAAAATATCCCCTTCTAAAGTCTCACTATACGAACACCTGCGCTACTCTATGGCTCGTGTTTGTTACAGGAAACGATTGAAGGATAAGACCAAAGACTGGTCTGGATTTTTCGAGGAGTTCTTTGGGGTTGGCCTTGACGAGTATGTAAAGTACGCTCAAGAGGCCAACCTTAAGGACCAGTTTGAAGAACTAGAAGTTAAGATAACTAAAGGCGCTCCCATACTATGAACGTATACCAACAATGGATTCACAAGACTAGGTATGCTCGTTACCTAGAAGAACAACAGAGGAGAGAGAACTGGGGAGAAACCGTGAGGAGATTCACTGGTTTCTTTGAAGACAGGCTCGACCTAAAACTCACTGAATTTGGACGGGCCATCCTTGATCTGGATGTCATGCCCAGTATGCGCTGTCTAATGACAGCGGGTAAAGCATTAGAGCGTGACGCTTGCGCTGGCTACAACTGTAGCTACCTACCTATCGATTCACCTCGTGCATTTGATGAGGTCATGTACATCCTCATGTGTGGTACAGGGGTAGGGTTCAGCGTTGAGAGACAGTACATCAACCAGCTACCAGAGGTGGCAGAAGAGTTCCACGATACGGACACCGTCATCGTTGTAAGGGACTCAAAGATTGGATGGGCAACAGCCGTCAGGGAGATGATCAGTCTCCTCTATAGTGGGCGAGTGCCCAAGTGGGACTTGTCTCGCATCAGAGTGGCTGGCTCTCGTCTTAAGACATTCGGGGGTCGCGCAAGTGGCAGTGAGCCACTAGATAAGCTGTTCAAACACATGGTTTCAGTATTCACCCACGCCAAGGGTAGAAAACTTAACAGCCTAGAATGTCACGACCTTGTGTGCTATGAGGGTGAGGCGGTGGTAGTCGGTGGCGTTAGGCGCTCCGCTACCATCTCCTTATCCAACCTAACTGATGACCGTATGCGTCATGCCAAGTCAGGCCAGTGGTTCCTAGAGAATGGTCAGAGATCGCTGGCTAATAACAGCGTGGCCTATACTGAGATGCCTGACACCGGTGCTTTCCTCAGAGAGTGGTCATCCCTCTATGAGAGCCATAGTGGAGAGCGTGGTATCTTCAACAGGCAAGCGGCAAAGGACATGGTCCCAGAGCGCAGAGATAACCACTATGATTTTGGGGTAAACCCTTGCAGCGAAATCGTACTTAGACCACGTGAATTCTGCAACCTCTCTGAGGTAGTGTGCCGCCCTCATGACACGTTGGCTACCATTCGTAAGAAGGTTACCCAAGCCACATGGATTGGCACTATACAGTCCACGCTAACAGACTTCCGTTACCTGTCTGCACCTTGGAAGAGGAACACAGAGGAAGAGAGGCTGTTAGGTGTGTCTCTCACTGGCATCATGGATTGCCCTGCTATCCTTAAGGCAACCGACAAGGAACTTCAGGGGCTGAGAGATCACGCAGTAAAAGAGAATGTCTCTGCCGCCAAGCTATTAGGTATACCTGAGTCAGCCGCAGTCACCTGTGTTAAGCCGTCAGGGACGGTGAGCCAGTTGGTAGATTCATCCAGCGGCATCCATCCAAGGCACAATTCTCAGTTCATTCGCAGAGTTCGCAACGATAAGAAGGACCCCATCTCTACCGTTATGATAGAGGCCGGGGTTCCTTATCACGCTGATCCACGCAACGATGGAGCATGGGTGTTTGAGTTTGGCATGAAGTCTCCCAAGAATGCTATCACTCGTCATGACATCACCGCCCTTCAGCATCTGGATATCTGGAAAAGGTTTGCCCTTAATTGGTGTGAGCACAAGCCCTCCATCACTGTCTCTGTCAGAGAGAACGAGTGGGTAGAGGTAGGTGCATGGGTGTATAAGAACTTTAACATTCTGTCTGGTGTTAGCTTCCTTCCACACGCAGATGATGATCACAGCTATGAGTTAGCACCCTATGAGGACTGCTCACCTGAGACATACAGGAAACTAGCCAAGACCTTACCCGCTGAGATAGATTGGAACTCTGTCAAGGAAGAGGATGATCAGACCACAGCCAGTCAGGAGTTTGCTTGCATGGCAGGAGCATGTGAGATATGAGCATTAGGGCTATTGCAAAAAGAAGGCATGACATACATAAAAATCATGCTAGTTCTAGACCCTTGTCCAAAGACTATGAATTGGTTGGCCTCTCTGGGGAGATATCCTTTGGAGAATTTGCCGACCTAAAAGCAGACCTATCAGAGCGACCTGAAGGTGACCATGGAGTAGACTTTACAACCCCCAATGGTATGACTATAGATGTTAAAACTGCTAGAAGGGCGTATAATTTAATCCATGAAACTGGAAAACAATTTGTAGATATATATGTGTTGGCTCAATACGATGACTCTACTGAAAGGGCTACGTTAATAGGTTGGGAATACGGAAACACATTAGCTAAAGCGCCCAGTAAAGATTTTGGTTATGGAATAATAAACCATTACATCTCTAAAGATAAATTAAGACCGATGCTTGATATCAAAAAGGTATGTGAGATATGACAGCACTAGTAACACTTAGAGCCGACCTTGATAGCGGTGAAGGGGAAATAACATTACGGTCTACATTTGAGAGGTTATCTCCCTTGATGAAAGCCGATATTCTTAAAGATTGGA